AAACTTCCGTAACAAACGAACGTTTCTTCTTTGCTATGTCATTGAGAGCGATCTTAAACGCAATGTAAGAACCTGCGCAAAGAGTTATACACAAATCCAAATCAGACGTGTATGTTCCTTGCGAGTTCATCGCGGCGCGAATCTTTTCTTTTATATCGTCTAAATCACTCATTTTTATATGCGTTTTTGCATATATGAAAAGATCGCAAGCATTTGGTAGCGCGGAAGTTCGAGAAGAAAAGCTCACCCCCAACGCGCACCCCCTTGTTTCAAAAATTACTCGCGCGTGCAAATATGAGGTGAGGTGGGTTTCGCGTATCGCGTTAAAAAATAAAAAACCGCCCCCCTCTTAACGAGGTGAAGCGGTCTAAAATAAAGTCTAAGGTAGTTGTCAATTACTATTTCTTGCATTAGCCATTTCTTGTCGTATCTTTCTCATTAAATTGTCATATTCAGTGTTTGTTATTCCGAATTTATTCTTCAATGAAAACATGTTTCTTCTCACCTTTGACAATTTAAGCAAATAATCATCATCACCTATAAGTTGAATTTCATGCTCAAATTGAGCCGCTGTAAACATTTCGTCCAATTCATGCACCTCTTTATTAAATAACATCAATAAATTATCACAATCGAAATTACTATTCTTTTCTTTAGTAAACAGTATATCCACTTTACTACTTAGGTCAGAAATCTGCGACAAAATTAGATTAGTTTTCATTGTAGCACTATCTCCTTTCACAATAGGAATAGATGCCGCAGAGTTTAAAGCCAAAAGTTTAACTATAGAGTTTACATTCCCGACTTCATCTTTAGAAGAGAAAGTATCCTTCAAAGCAGTAGTAATCTTCCGTTGTGCCTCTATGACATCTCTATAACCCATTTCTCGAGAATATTCAATATACCTTAATGGATTGATGTCAAAAATTTTAGGTGTTCCTTTTTCTTGAATAAGAACAACTGGCATATCAAAAGCCTGTCTAATCCCTAATTCAAATAAGACATTCGGATTTCTTGAACTTAAATCACAAATTGCAATAGGAGTTTCCAAAAGCTTATTCAAAATATCTAGTTGTATTAAGTTTGTTTTAGCAACTTCGTCACCTCGTATCGGATTAAATTCAGCTTGGAAAACTGCAGGTTTTATAATATCTTCATAAACTTTTGTAAAATGCCCAGAATTATAACCGTCACAATCACCAATAGGCATTATTACAAAACAATCTATTTTATTTTCATTCATAGCTGTTAAATTTAAAATCGTACAAATATACAAAAAGATTCTCATAACTTGTATCCGCTAGCTATGAGAATCATTAACAAATAGTCTATTTCAAAAACTTCTCTACAAACCGTTCCGTTGCCCTCCGATTATTCGACTGAATCGCCTCTTTCGAATGACTAAAAGCACACCGATGTATCTCGGAGTGGCACGCATGGCAAAGACTCTGCAAATTGTTATAATCAAACATAAGCTGCCTCATTCCGAGTTCATGCGGTACAGACTCAACAGGGATTTTGTGATGCACTTCCGTTGCGAGTGTGCTTAGATCGTTCGTCTCGCACACTTCACAAATCGGATTGTTTCGTAGTTTCTCGGCTCGAAGCTGTTTCCATCGAACCGAATTTATCATCTTAATGTAAAACGGATTTCTACTCATAATTCATCATAACTAAAAAGAATCTTATCACATTGATAACAGTCGTGCAACTCCTTTCGTGTCGCCTCGATGTCGCCTGTTTCTATCTCAACTAAATGCGTCTCGGACACATCGCCCGATTTACACTGAATGCGTCTAATTATATACATAATGTTTCGATCCGGTCTAATCCGTTAATAAGTAATCTAATCCGTGCGCAATTCCCGTCGCATCGAGTCGATTGCGTCTCCTGTTTATGTATCCGGCTCGCACAACCTTTGCAGTTCTTTGACGGGCACATTTGTTTATACACTTCGATAGCTTGCCGCCTCGTTTCCTCTCTCTGTATCCGTGCCGCTTCGATAGCTACTTTTCGGATTAAGCCACGCGAGCGGATGCGCTCGCTTGTGGCTTGTTCGATGTACTGTTTTACTTTACTCATTTTGCCGTGTTGTTTTTAGGTTTGTAATTCCATCCGTTTAATTCGTAGACTTTCCGTTTCGCCTCTTCCTGCGTTGCCGCGTCATCTACCTTTGTGTCTCCGTCTGGATCGCGACGATAGATATTGAAGTGACGAAAACGAGGGGAATAATAATACTTTGATTGATTTTGTGTTTGGCTCATTTCTAATTTGATTCTGTTTATAATCTCATGCTTACTTACGTAGGCACAACATAAGTTTTTCAATATCTATCCCATTCCTTCTTGAGCTGGTTCTTATGAAAGTCAAATAAAGACATGAGATCAGCGTATCACCCTTATATCCAAGCTCTGCAAGAGCTGTTGGAGTTTAAGCAACTTTTTTTCTGGCAATTGACTATTTTTTTTCATCTTCTATTGACATTTATTTAAAAAATTATATATTTAGTATAGAAAGTGTTAGATAAGCTTTCCGCAGAGGCTTGCTTCTGCAAAATATTTTTTTTAAAAAAAATCAACATATGTTTAATTTAAAACTGAAATGCCAGTGGAAAAAATTCAAGATTAACATGGAGTATGGTACGAATAATAGTAGTGCCACCTCATCAGTTAAAAAAGATTCTTTAATTACAAAGATGATTTGGTTCTCATTAGAACTTGGAACTTTATTAGGAATATGGAAGTATATTTTACTACCCTTATTCTCATTAATTTAACTTTAAGAGAGTATGAGGTTGCTCATACTCTCTTAATTACATCTTTTCTAAATTAGTTATTCGTTTATTAAAAATCTCCACCCTCACAAGCAAATAAAATGGAATCTGCAATTCTATCTTTATCCATTCGGCCATCTTCCGTTTCACATGAAGGATTTTCCTTGCTTCCTTTCAGGATATTCAAATCACCGTTAGCAAAGAGGATTAATGATTTAGGTTTCTTTCGCATCAATTTCTTTAGCTCTTTAATCCACTCTTCTTCTTTTTTTGTTAGTTTTATTGTTTCCATAATATTCCTTTCTTATCTTGTTATTAGTTAATCTTCATATTCATCATCATCTAAATCAAGCCAATCATCATCACAATTACAATCACACTTTAAATAGGCTCCACATTTATCGCAGTAAGGTATTAATGCAAAGAACCATCCTATCGCCCAATACCAAAAACCTATCTCTATTGCAAACCTTTTCCAATTAGCCGCATATTCACCTCGACTAATTCTGATATACGGAAAAAAGTGAATAACATTTGGAATCCGCCCTGCTTTAAATTGTATTTTCTTCATATTTTCATTGTTATTAATTAAAATACCGACTACATTTAAATCCTTTACGTGGTGAGAAGTCCGCAAAATCAAACGACTTGAACCGTGCTTTTTTATTCACCCACGAGGCAAAGTCCTTCTCATACTGCACCGGAATCCTTTCGTTATCATAATCACGATAGCATTGAACGAATGGGGCAATGCCTAATTCCGCCAACTTTGTTACCCGGTAATAATCTTCTTCTGGTGTACTCCAATATCCGATCAGGACATAGCACGAGATTTTATAGCGTTTTACCTGCTTTATCATAGCTTTCAGATTTGGCAGAATATTGTCTTTCGGATTATCCCAAGCAATATGAATACTACTACCCTTCAATCTCATTGAATTGAGAGCGCTAGCTTGCTCTTCGTTCATTATCCTTACGTCTACTCCGTGAAGATTAACAGGCTGTTTGGTAGCATTCAGAAACGATACGGCATCACGCCATTGGGGATTAGCAAAGAAATTGTTATCTAATACTTCAATGTGTTTCCCTGCCGGATTTAATTCCATTGGGAAAGCAGGGGCAATCTTTCCCTCTTTTCTCCTAACTACGCAAAATGGGCAATTTCGAATACATCCACGTGAAAAAAACTCAATACTAAATTTGTGCATTGGATAGAGAGAGTAATCGGGATTTGTAACGTGATCAACTTCTTTGGGTAACTTTGAGACTATATCATACCCCGTTCCACCTCTTACGACTTCATCTGCCTGTATTACCCTACCATCATCTTCCGTGAATGTAAACACCTTACTCATATACACTTTATCATAGCGTTCTATTCCAGAATACCACTCAACCGTATCACCTTGTGTTTTATGGTAAGTGGACAACTTCATTAAAGCCAAATTCGGGAAATTATGTCCATCAACATCAATAAGTCCGATTTTACTCATAATTTTATTGCTCTTCGTTAATAACTTCATCTTCACTTTTTACAGGCTTCTTCACCGGAACTCGGATCGCCTTTTCTGTAAACTTACTCGATAGATACTGTTTCGCTTCGATCCAACTTGAAAAGTGCAAATCTGGATCAGTGTAAAGTGACAGGATCGTTTCGTTTAGTTTGTCGAGTGCTCCGTATGAGCTTGAATTTATCGTGCCGTCTAAAGGTGAAAACTTGGCTACTAAGCCGTTATAATTCTCTGAAACAAACCGATCTATATACTTCCGGTTTCGTTCATTTGCTGCGACGGGGTCTACTGATACGTCGTGCAAATAGTTTGTGTTTGATAGTTTTCTAATCATATTAAAATCCTTCTAATCGTTTTTGTCCGTGCATTTCGTCCACCTTGTACTGTGGTAGTTTTCGTTTTGGTTTTACATACTCGAAATGTCGTTCTGCTTCTGATAGATCATAGAACATTTCTTTGATTTCGTCCGGTAATACTTCTTCGTCGTCATCGTCGGGCATCGGATCAGCAACCCTGAGAAAGCAGCCTAAAATGTACTGCATGATCTCGTATGTACTCTTGAAATGGTAGTCGGTTTTGATCTTGTCCAGTCGCCGCCATTGGTCCAGATCAACGCGAACCGGAATTTTCTTGAAATAGACGAATTTCTTTTTTCTTCTTCGCATAGTTTCTTTATTTTAATTATCTTCTACTAGCTCCATTCAAGTCTAAAACATTGAACATCTCGTTTATTCGGTCCGCGATATACGCACCGTAAATAGTCTGTATTTCCTTGATCGTTAGATTTGTCGTTACATGGGTCATCGCTTCATGTCTCAACTCGTACCGACATTGAAAAATATACTGCATCACGTTCAACTCAGTGCCGAAATACTTCGCCGGGATTGGTTCTCGTCCTAGTTCATCGAAACAAATCATTCGCGGCGCACCGTTGTTGTACGTGTACAACTCTAGCGCATCCTTTCCACGCATTGAAAAGCTATTCGCAATGAAGGAAGCCGAGTCTATCCTAAAACCGCCGACTGGATAACCGCCCTTCGCTTTGCCACGTGTGAAATACCCGTATCGGTTTAAAATCTGCATGATAGTACTTTTCCCGGTCCCAATGTCACCCCTCAACAATAGCCCTTTGTTTGTATCTAATTTACCACGTCCTTCTGTATACAAAAAGAGTTGATTCATTAGGTTCTTATTGGAGTCGTCAATCTTAAAATCGGGACAAACATACTCGCAGCAGGCTTTAAACCATTCCGGGCGTTTCCCTATTTCTATCGGCTCATCATAATACGGTAGTCCGTATGATAGTATCGCCGCTATCGGTAGAGTTTGTTTGCTTCTTGTTTCCATATTCATTTTTATTGTTTTTCAGTTCAAAGAATCCCGCCCAATTATTTGCAATCGCTTCATTTATGATTTGAGATGCAATCGCCGGATTATCTTTGCTCAATTTCACTAATTTGCTGTAACACGCTTTAAGCGACTTTTCCGATTTGTAATTTTCCCGTCTGTCTTTTTTGTATTCAAGCCAAAGAATAAACGTCTCTAAAAACTCGTTAGATATAAAATCAAAATCTCCATGAGAGACTTTAGAGAGTATATTTTCGTTTGGTTTCTGTTTTAGTTTATTATAGTCCGTACTATTGGCAGTACTATTGGTTGTCTTATCTCCCCCCTTATCGGTTGGTTTATCGGGCGTATTATCTACCGTGTTATTTACGGTAGTCATTACGGTAGTTTTAAATTCCTTCACAAAAGAATAGGAACTAACAACACGTCTACTTTTACCAGATTTATAATAAATCAATCCTGCGTTTATCAAAGACTCGCGAGCTTTTACAAGTGTTCTCTCGTTCACGTTAAGCGCAAAACAAAGTTCTATGTTCGAGCAATCGAAAACGTCCCTCCAATCTTCGCCGTTACAAATAGCCACTAGTTCGTAAAATAGGGCTTGTTCGGTGGCGGTAAATCTGAAACGTCGTCTCGCTTTTCTCATCTTCTCAGTTAGCGTATATCCGTCTATATTCATCACACTTATAAAGTCTATCGCGCTACATAATAACTACAAATCCTTATCCCTATGGACCGCCCTACTTTAAGGACGGAGCAATAACAAATAAAGTTCTTTTCTTCTCCGCCGTTCCGACACGTCCGGCAATCGCTTTTGTGTACCTGTGTTGTTTTCTTCGCCATTTTATACCTCCTTTATTCTGATTCCATGAACGTAAAGCATGAGCTTCCGTTTGATTATATACTCCTTTGTTCGAACTCCTTTCGTATCCTCAACGACATACTCGCCATCTCGATAATAAACGAAGTCTGCGATATAGTAAATGCCTCGTTCTAGAAGTTCCTTTTTACGCAGCATCTTCCGCACTCCCTGCACTTCATAGAAACGATATTGAGGCGAAATAAGCTCGTATTTTACTTGCTCTTGCAATCCGGTTATAATCCCCTTCTTTTCGAGTAGTTTCAACTCCTTAGCGCGTCGATATTCCTTTTTAGAGTCGTATCCGTCTATTTTTACATTGTTATACTTTGCCATGTCATTTTAATTGGTTTGTAAATAGTGGATAAGCCCGGATTCGAACCGGGAATGCAAATTCAAGAGCCTCACTGAATGGTTACAGAATGTCTGGCTTGCAATCTTACTCTACTAAGCGATACCAATTCCGCCACTTATCCGATTTGCCGGGACTTTCACCCGGCTTATTATTAGAATTTAAGAGAATCAGCCGCAAGGGAATCACATTTGTATACATGGTATCCATTGCCCGAAATACTTCTTAAAAAATAGACATTGCCTTTGGCGTCTTTAACCAAATGGTTATTTAATCCATTCCGATCACACGAGAACAGGCAAAGAGCCATTAAAACAAACAGAATCTTTCTCATTTACTTTCTCCCTCCTTTACTCCATATGGGTAGACATCTACAATCGCCGTTTCTTTCAACGAAATCGAAGAATAATCCGCCATCGTTCCTTTCATACCTTCGTCGAGTTTCTTCATTGCGTCGTGAATGTCTGCGGCTTGTACCAGAACATTCGTATAAGTCCGCTTTTCTTTGCCGCTTACTTCGTCCACCGTAATAAAAGCGAGTCGTCCGGCATACCATTTATCGGCAGAATCTTCTTCGCTCGTAAATATCTCGCTATAATGTGCGCGGGAAATATCGAACACTGTAAACTCACCGGAGATAAACGGAGTCATTTCTTCGGTTATTCGCGCTTCTGCTTCAGTAAAACTTAGCGCATCGACTAAATACGGTTCTGTTACTTTCTTTTGCATTCCGTTTTCCATTACTTTCTCGTAACGGATTTTTGTTAAAAACCAATTGTGCATAATTTCGTGTTTATTAAAGTGTTTATAAAAAATGTGATTAATCGTGTTGTGTTAGTGTTGTGACGGTTATTTCTTTGTCAGTTTGCGTATTTCTTTCCGTAGCTTATAAATCTGATTCTTCACCGGGACGCTGTTTTTCGCGTCCGGCTTTAACGTCTCGATCTGTAACTTCAAATCTAATATTTCCTTTGCCTTATTGACGCAACCGAGGAAGTCTAGACCGGAACGAATAGATTCGTCTATCATTTCACTAGCTAACCGGATACGGTCATAGAGTTTCTTTATATTCTCCACATGATCGGCGCGATTCATTTCAAGTATTCGACCTTCATTTACATAGCCGTCATAAATGACATAATACAATTTGTCTACGTCCGGGCGACCGAGAAAATGACCGAGGAACTGCCAATAATATTCGTCCTTTTCGTCGATGGTATTCCCGAATTGCAAAGATTCGATTTTACCCTGCGACATCGGGCATTTGATTTCGCCTAGAGCGATAACTTTCCCGTCGAATCCATACACATAGAAATCGGGTGAATCTCCGAACCCTTCAAACGGTTCATTGAAAACAATGTCGTAAAAATCGGTTGTACACGACTTGATCTCGTTCATTAATTGACTCCGTACCCACTCAACCGCTAACGGTTCGTTGTCGTGCCCCCAATCAAAAGCCTTTGCACTTCCGTTTTCTCGCATCATCCCGGTCCTACGCTCGTATCGTACTAAATACATCGCATCCAACGCGGCTTTACCGAACGGACATCCTTTGCCCGCTTTCATCAAATCGGGAAGCGTAGAGGCTGTTATTTTGCCACGTCTCTTTTCTTTCCATTCAAATTCCTTTTGTTCACTTGATTTCATGTGCTACTAATTCTTTGATTTGTTCTTTTGTTAGTTTGTATTTCATTTGGACTTGCGCAACTGTATAGCCGCCCGCCAATGCGTCTAGAATGTTTTTCCAGATCACCGATCCAGTTTCAACCGTAGGCAATGAGTTTTCAACTTTCGGGATGAATGGACGAATACGGAGCGAATCAACCTTTTCGCCGAAAGCGTCTACCATCACCGCGCCAATCTGAATTTGCTTGTTTATCCATTCTTCGAAATTCGGTGTTTTGAAAATCTTCGTCATAGTTTTGCAGTTCGTCCGGTTGAGGATCATCGGTTTTACATTCTCGAAGAAGTAAGCAACGAAGCATTCTTCTTTCTTTCCAGACGCACCGACTACCTGTTCTCTTTTCGTTTCGCGGATGGTGAGAATTATATCTTTACCGTCCGGTAGGCTGTAAGCGCCTAAATAGTCATAATTAAATTGAGTTTTCCAATGTGTCATAATTTATCTATTTTTTATTGACTGTTTTCATTTTTAGCAAAGAGAGAATGACGGCTTCCTCATTTTGAGTTAAATTTGCAACAAGCAATTTTAGTACCTGATATTCTGATTTAAATCCGTATTTTACGACTATATTTAAAAGCCTTTCGCGAGTCTCATCGTCTAGTCTAGTTCTAATCATTTTATTTTTAGTTGCCATGTTCTTATTATTTAAAAGTTATCGTTTCCACCTTGATAAAGCGACTCATAACAGCGAGCGCAAACAGTGATTATCTTTGTACCGCGTCTGCCGCGCTCATATGTTTCGACTTCTATTTCGATCTCTTCGCCCGGTTCGATTTCTTCGCCGCAATCTTCGCAAGTTAGAGTATCAGCAGGACACGCGCCTAGCACCGTACACATTCGACAGTTACCGATACATTGATGATTCGCTGCCATGTCTTTTTACGTTTATATAGTTACAGACTAGCACATAGATAATCGTTAGAAACACGATCAGAAGTGCGATGATAAGTTTACCCGGCTTTGGGTCGCCATCTGCGAGGCTGCACGCTAGGAGCATTAAGATGATAGCGATAGGGCTTTGTTTGAGTGTTAGCATGATGTTTTGTTTTAGTGTGTTATACTACTTTATTACTTTGTATGAATCTATCTATACTTGATATATCATACCAGATCATCTTTCCGAATTGGGAGAAAGAAACGAGCGCATTCTCTCGGAGTGTTTTTAAAAAGTCATCCGAGCAACCTATGTAGGATTTTGCCTCGTCTTTGCTGAGCCATTTCTTTGCGATTGGTTCAACTTTTCCGATTGTTTTAGTTCTTCCCATTGCTTGTTATTCTTTGCGTTCAACATAAATGTTATCTCCGTCGATCCAAGTTCTAAAAATTTTATCTTCATCGGTTTTTAAATCGGATGCGGTTGTTCTAACAGATTTCCTTCGATTACGTGGAAAATCGGTTCTTTGCCCTACTTCCATCGCTTGCAATGTTGGTTTAATTGGTGTCGTGTTCATTCTTGTTGTTTTCATAATTCCTTTGTTTTATTTGTTAGTTCTTTATTGATTGATTAACTTTGATGCGACAAAGATAAGTCCATTATTGGACTATACAAAACAAATAGTCCAATAATTAACCAAAATAGTCCATATTTAGACTATTTCCAAATAATAACCAATAATGGAAACACTAGAGAAACTAAGATTTCTAATTGATAAAGAGATAGTTAGCAGATACGAATTGGCTAAAGATTTAGGAATGAGCAAATCGACATTAACTAATTATTATGAAGGGATAACAACGCCAAGTAGTCTAAGATTGGACGTTATTGAAACTTATATTAACAAAAGATTCGGATCAAATTTAAATTGTTCAACCGAAAAGCAACAAGATAACCCCTTAGAAAACAATAACTATACCCTTCATTACGATGGCCTAAAAGGCAAAGCCATTCCGCATATAGACATAGTAACCGCTTCGTGCGGTCTGCCCAATGGCTTTAACTCTGCAATAACAAAAGGAGACTGTGAGCGATATATTATCCCCGATATGCCCGGTTGTGATTTCACGATCCGAGCCGGAGGTCGTAGTATGATTAACAGAAACGTCCCAGAACGGAGCATTAATGATCGGGACATTGTAGGATGCCGGATCGTTACAACTAGATCACATGTAAGATGGGGTGAGGTATACGCTTTAGCAACATACGACGGTATAATGATAAAAAAGGTCGAAGAATCAGAACAGGAAGGATATATAAGATGTGTTCCTTTTAATAAGGAGGAAGGTTTTAAACCTTATGATGTTCCGGTCAATGAAATACACGATTGGGCGCTAGTCGTCGGTGTGGTAAGCGTGAAAACATGGATTTAGACTAATAACCAATAACAAAACAAAATGAAGAAGCTATTATACTTTGTGTTTGTATTATCTTTCATGGGATGCAGTAACGAAAGTACAGAAATAGAAAATTATATTGATGATAATTCCAATATAAATAAACCCGAAATTACTCAATCAGTTAATGGATTTGATTGCCATATTGAGTTTACAGGAAATAAATATATAGTTAAGGCTTATAAAGGAAAAGAGCTTAGCTTCACAATATCCGATGAAATCACAGATAGAAAGCAATACATAGATTTACAATATGGGCAAAAAAAAGAAATTATAATATCTAATATTCAAATATATAACATTTTGCAATATAAAGATACATTCTATTTACTTCTCAATTTATCAAACAATGAAGGAATCGTTTTTTGGGGAATAAGAAAATTCTATTCTATTGAAAAAGATGTAATTAACAAGCAAACATTTAACAATATTATTTTTTTACCTACAATAATGCGCTTTTGGTTTGAAAATAGTCTTTTATTTACTGCTAACTCTACAATCTATCCAGAAGCCAGTATATCCGAATCACGTATTTATGACAGTCAATTTAATCTAATAACAAACCAATATCCAACAGGGAAAGTACTAGATATGTTTCATACTATCGATGTTAGTGGCGGGAAAAACCCTTTCGGCGGTTATAATGCTAATAATATCATATATAAAGACATAAGAGAGCCGAATAAAAACTTATGGGTATTTGAATTTGATGTTTCGAATAACGATTTTATTATAAATGAATGGGAAGCATCAACCTTGTACAACTCCATATCGGTCGTCATTGATATAACATATAAAAACGGAGAAAAAGAAAGACTAAAATATGAACTAGACAAAGAAATCGGGATTCCTGTTCTATGAAATCAATGCTCCAATCCTAACAAATATTATCAACTACTAAAACAAACTAGCATGAAAAACCAAATCAAATCATATTGGAGTAACTGGTTGTCGATCGCTGCTATTATATGTAGCGTTACTGCACTGATTAGATGTGAGCCTTTTGCATTTACTGACTCATGTCTATCATGGGTAATAGGTATATCAATAGCCTTGACAAGCATAGGAGTGGTAATAGTATTAGGATATCAGATATATAATTCTGCCACTTTGGATAAAAGAATGAAAGAAATGTTCGACGAAAGAACAAATA